TGCCTCATTTGCCTGCCGCCAGTAGTTCCATCTCGGCATCCTTGAGGCGCTCTTGGATGCACTTCATTTCGTAGTCGAGCTGGTCAATCTTTCCCTGCATACGCTCGCGGGTGAATCTCTCAGCGTGCGCCCATCCGATTACGGCGCCACAGTGGACTGCTTTGTTGATGAGCTGCACAATCTCGGCGCGAGTCATCACGCCAATGGCAGTCTCTTTGGGGGGTGAGAGGCGCAGTACCTCGGCGTCTATTTCGTCTTGCATCTTCTTAGACATGGATGTCTCCTTGGGGTTGAGGGGTTGACCAAGCCTGCACAAGCAGGGTGGCGTTATAGGGGATCGGCGTACTGGTGGACACAAACAGACCTTTGCCGCGCTGTTTGCGCCCCCATGCGTCTACGGCATTGGCGTTCTTTAAGTCACCGCGCTTGACGGCGGCGTACACCTTGGAACGCTCAAAGCCGCCATCCTCCAACTCAGCCATGCTGCGCGGTTCTTGGCAGAAGTCTTGGAGATCGTTCATGCTTCCCTCGCTTTCAGTTTGCATTCATAGACTTTCTTGGCAACATAAAACTGCCCCATCTTTTCGCATTCTTCACCAATGGTGGAAGCTGAGATTACCCATGCAAATGCCATCAAAGCCCCAACCGCAATTGTTGCAGCTACACCAATTACAAAATCAAGAAAGTCGCTCATGCTTCCCTCGCTTTCAACATTGCGTCTGCCATTTTGTATGCTTGTGCCGAGCAGAAATACATATCACCATCACCTCTATGCGTCATTGCTTGCATAGCCTTTGCCGCAAAAAAATCCCGCAAGGTCATGCCTGTAAATTCGTGATGTTCAAAATCTGCGCTTGGAAATGCTGGTATGTTTTTCATGATGACCACCATGCGGCGAGTAACAGGGCAAAGCCAACGCCAATAGCGATGGCCACAAGAAAGTCAAGGGCAGAGTCAGCGCGGCGCTCTAAGCGCCGTCTTTGCTGCTCCATGTAGGGGTGCTGGGTGTGGTTCATTTCAAAGTCTCCTTTAATTGATGACGAGAGAATCATATCATGATTGATACAACAGTCAATTACCTTTAAATTTACTCAACTATTATTCCTGTAAACTTAGCATCGGCGGTGTTTTCAAGGTCACCGCCAGTTGCCTTTTAGGGGATCGGTTCGCGCTGATCCCCTTTTTTTATCTTAAACTTGACCATCTTCACAAAACATGGTTAACATAGTCAACATGAAAACGATTTCACAAGAAGCACTCCACGCCATACGCTCTAAAGTTGAGTCGGCTGGCTACAAGATGTCTGATGTCTGCCGCGTTGCGGAGATCGATCAGGCGCAAGTATCCCGCTGGATGAGTGGGACCACAGAGCCACTATACGGCAGCGTGATGCGCTTGGATCAGGCCGCCGATGCGCTGGTATCAGCTCGCCTCATAGTCCTCAATAAAGCCATGGAGGACGCCGTCAAATGAGTCGCGTCATTGGTATTGATCCTGGTCTTTCCGGCGCTGTGGCGGTACTCACTGGCACTGACAGCTTGGCTGTCTTTGATATGCCCACCATGACTGTAGAGCGCAACGGCAAGGCCAAGCGCCAAGTGTCAGCCTCCGAGCTGGCCGAGATCATTTACATCATGAAGAATGACGATTGCCATGTATTCGTGGAAAAGGTCAGTGCAATGGCAGGCCAAGGCGTCACCAGCGTCTTTAGCTTTGGGCGCTCATTCGGCATGATTGAGGGCATCTTGGCCGCGTTCAAGCTGCCAGTGACTTATGTGGCGCCGGCCACTTGGGTGAAAGCAGTTGGCCGTGGTCAGGGCAAGGACGCCAGTCGCGCACGCGCCATGGAGCTGTTCCCCAACAATCAAACCGACTTCAAGCGCGTCAAAGATGATGGCCGAGCAGATGCGGCGCTGATCGCTTGTTGGGGACTGCGCCATGGATGACAAAGAACGAGCCACCATGCGCGAACACATCATCTACTTGGCAAATCAGTTGGAGATATCGCGCAAAGCAAATCAGCAGCAGATCGTCTTCATCAAGCGATTGCTTGACCCCGAAGACTTAGGTCATGCCGTCAGCAACGAAACCCGACAGATTGCATACACACTCTTAATCAACAGTTCACACATCGAAAGAGACTCATGGCAACACAACAACCCTTGAAACTTAGACCATCATCCGCATCACGCTGGATCGCCTGCCCTGCCAGCGCCAGACTGTCAACGCTTGTGCCTTATCAGGAAAGTGGCGAAGCAGCCAAGATTGGCACAGCCATTCACGCGCTGGCTGAGACTTGCTTTCAGCTCGACACTGACCCCATGAAGTTTGTCGGCCAAGTGGTGGAGGGCATCACCATGACCGAGGAAAACTGCAGTTTTGCCTTGGAACACTTGCAGGCGATATGGGCGATTCAAGATGAGCTTGGCCATGTCAAGGTGGAGCAGCTATTCAAGCTCTACCAAACGCCACAGTTCTCGCTTCAAGGCACTGCCGATGTCGTTGGCATATCTCAGGACAAGTTGGTCATTGCCGACCTTAAAACAGGCCGAGGTTATGTGGACGCTGACTCAGAGCAGATGAAGATCTACGCGCTGGGTGCGTTGATGCACAACAGCCACAAACCCAAAGAAGTCGAGTTTCAAATCATCCAACCTCACCATGGCGAGAAGCGCGTACACCGCATGAGCGTGGATGAGCTGGGCGTGTGGGAGACAGAGGTGCTACTGCCTGCAATCAATGACGCTGTGAGCGATGCACCGCGTTATGCGCCATCAGAGTCAGCCTGCCAGTGGTGTCCAGCAAAGCACATTTGCTCTGCACAGAAAGAGCAGTTCGACATCGTGGCGGCGCAACCCGACATCACCATCATGTCCAAAGAGGACATCAAAGAGGTGATGCTGGCGCTCACGCCTGCACAGATCAGCGCCATCCTTGATCGCGCACCGATGGTGGAGAAGTTCATAGAGGCGGTAAAAGATCACGCCACCAAGCAGATGGAAGCTGGCGCCGTACTGCCAGGCTGGCAGCTCCAACCCAAACGTGCATCCCGCAAATGGATTGACTCAACAACAGCGCGTCAGGCACTAACTGACGCAGGACTTACAGATTCTCAAATCTTTGAGACTGAACTAATTTCTCCTACGGCGGCAGAGAAACTGCTGCCAAAGGACCAGAGAGTAATCTTGGACGCATTGACGGCCAAGGTTTCAAGTGGACTTACTCTTGCGAGAGATCGTGGCTTAAGTCAATAATGTCATCCCTTAACTCAAGAAAGCGAAACGCAAAATGCTAAATCTATCCTCTGGTGGCGGTAATGGTAATTACATCCGATTCAGCCCACAGGCAAATGCTTGGACAAACAGCCTCGGCGCTGAAATTCAATTGAAGAAAATAGTGTTTGACATCGATGCGGTGCAGACAGGCTGGCTCCAACTTGGTGTCGGCATACGCGACTGGCAACCCGACTCAGAGTTGGGACGCAAGGGCGCACAGCCTACACCTGACCACAAGCGCGGCTTTATCGTCACGTTCTACAACAAGGAAATTGGGACTTGTGAGTGGTCATCAAGTGGCGTGGGTCCAAACATGGGACTGGAAAAGATGTACACCGAGTGCGCCGCACAGCGTGCCGCCAATCCGAACAAATTGCCTGTGCTGGAGTACACAGGATCTAAGTTGGAGAAGATCGGCAAAGGCACAACACGCATCCCCAACTTCACCATTGTGTCGTGGATTGATAAGCCTGCCGGTATGGGGCAGAGCGATGAGGAGTACACCGCGCAAGTGGCTGCGCCTCCCGCGCCAGCTCCAAAGGCCGCACCAGCTCCCGCGCCTGCGAAGTCAGCGATGGCGCAGGCCGTAGAAGATGACGAAATGTTCTAACTGGTAGTGTGTACGCGCCGAGGTGTAACAACCTCGGCTTTTTTTTCCTCTAAATATTTTGAATAGGAAAACATGAATGAGTTGGCTTTATTCGCAGGCGCTGGTGGAGGAATACTCGGCGGCAAATTGCTTGGATGGAGAACAGTTTGCGCCGTTGAGTGGGAGCCATACCCAGCAAGCGTACTGTGCGCCAGACAAAATGACGGCATTCTCCCGCCTTTCCCGATTTGGGATGACGTACAAACCTTTGACGGAAAACCTTGGGCAGGAATTGTTGATGTCGTATCTGGAGGATTTCCATGTACCGACATCAGCATCGCAGGACGCGGCGCAGGACTTGACGGAGAGCAATCCTCCATGTGGTATCACATGGCGCGGGTGGTTAGCGAAGTTCGACCCCGATACGTATTTGTGGAAAACAGCCCAATGCTCATTCATAGAGGACTCGGACGAGTCCTTGGCGATCTTTCCTGCCTCGGGTATGACACGCGGTGGACTGTTATGGGAGCGGCAGATGTCGGAGCACCGCATCAACGCGACCGCATCTGGATTGTGGCGCACTCCAGACACGGGGGGGGGGGGCCACGC